ACGGGCAACCGCCGTGATGGCGATCGACTCGATCTTGATGTCGATCTCGGGGATCGTCGGAAGCGGAGACGTTCCGAAGTCCGTTTCGAAGGACGGAATGGTGGTCGTCGCACCGGAGGTGGAATCGACTTCAAGCGCATCACTCAGAGCGACGGAGGCCGTCAGCCTGAGGTTGGAGGTGCCCGACGGGGCGGTTCCGCCATTGTTCAGACGAATCAGGAACTGATAGTGCGATCCGTTGAGAGGATCGGGAGTGAAGACGCTGCCATTCCAGTTACCGCGCTTGGTAACACGTCGGAGGTTCAGAACTCCCGTTCCTCCCTGGAAAGCCTCGCCCCAGGCGACGGCTCCGCCGTTGTTACCGGCTCCGAAGCTGAATACCGCGATCTGATCAACCGCCAGCGTATCCATCTTAGACAGAGCAGATGTAAACTGCGAGACCGGAGCGTGTGCAAAGACCGCGTCCAACGTGTTATTCTGGAGGGCTAGAGCGACATCGACGTCATAACCACCCATTCGTCCGTTGGTACCGGTGAAGGAAGTATCGGACGCGATGACGGCGCCGGCCGTCCAGGCCTCATTGGCTCCCGACCAAGATCCGATGTCCGCGTTGGACATGGAAATAGCGGTCGTCTGCTGGTGCAGACGGGTATAACCAGCACCCATGAGGTCGTACATACCGCCGGCGGCGAGCGATCCGGAACGGACTCCCTTACCGGTCGGGTTGTTATAGATAGACGTACCACGAGTATACGTCTCGTTGGCCGAGTTATTGTCTAGACCGAAACCAGCGTCTCCACCGACGTTCGAGCCGTAGGTGTAATCGAGGTAGAAGATCAGCCCGGACGGGAGGCTCATCGGCTGAATCGAGATCAGCTCATTTCCAACCAGTCCACCGAATACTCGACGAACGATCGGGAACGCGATGTTCGAGAAGCCCTGGATCTGGCCCGAGGACTGGATTGCTCCACCTCCGGTCGAGATCGAGTTAGACTCTCGAAGCAGCTGGGCTGCCTGGTTCTCGAGCAGTCGAGACATAACCTCTCGCTTGGTGCCCTCGAGTCCCTTCAGAAGACCCGTACGGCTCCACTTCTCGAGGAGGCGGTTGTTCTCCGCCGCGAGATTCCTATCGGAAATACCCGCAGTTAGTTGTTCAATCGTAAACTTACTCATTTTGAATCACTCCTAGTGGGTTTTTGTCACTTGATGCCTGCTAGACGTGCCCAACGATCGCTCTCAGGAGAGACAGCTTCCGTCAGCGTCGATCCAGGCGCCGAGGCTCGGGAGGAAGATCCGATGACCTTACCCGCTCCTTCAGCAAGAGAACGACGGCTTGAAAGGGCCTTTACGATGCTCTCGTAAACCAGCTTGACTTCGCGAATCGTCTTGGCCTCGTCAAGGCGTTCGATAGCCGAACCCTTTTGCTTGGTCGAGAGAGACTCGTTCTGTAGCAGCTTGTTTGTCGCGAGCAGCTTAGCATTGAACAAATTTTGCTCGTTCAATTTAGCGCGGAGTGATTCCACTTGACCGTTACCCTCCGCGGTAACAGCCGGTCGTCGATTAGCGACTCCCTCATTTTGGAGCTTAAGGGCTCCGAGCCTGTTCTTGAGTTCAGACACCTTCTTCTTGGACTTCTTGACCTTCTCGGCTTCAACCTTGGCCTTATCCTTGGCGCCCTTCTTACCTTTCTTTGCTTCAGCAACGAGGAACTTGTACCTTCCATACGCTTCCTTCTGGAGCTTCAGCTCGGACTGGATAGCCATCCTAATGACGGACTCTTTCTGATCATTCGGCTGAGCGGCAGCGGTGTGACCCTGCTCCTGGTTTTGGGCAGCACCCGCACCCATGTCAGCCTCTTCGAGCTCATCGAACTCATCAAGTTCTTCGAGACCTTCTCCATGAAGAGTCGGACCCTTGTCATCTTCGGCCGTGGTAACATCACCATCGAGCCAGGGATCGCCTTCATCCTTACCCCCGCCAAAATCGTCGACGGGGATCTTGCTTCCCTTCACATTTCCCGGGTGATCGAGATCAGCAGCTTCCCTCTGGAGGCGAGCTCGGCGCATACGCTCAATCTCACTTCGAAGCATGGATTCGGAAATCTCGACTACATCATTATCATTCATCGAGCCCATATCCATCTCCTCCATGTCGAGGTCGTCGTCTTCAGGTTCGCCTCCAACATCGTTGCCAGCGTCTAGGTCGAGCTCTTCACTCCCACCCATTTCGTCGCCTGCACCGACATCATGATCTCCGTCTTCTTCCTCGTCACCAGTGATGAGGTCAATACCGAGATCCTCAACGTCAAGATCTTCCGGAACGCCGGTAAGCTTGATAGTCAGGTCCCCTTCGTTCATCAGATCCTTGACACTTTTCATCGTTGTCTCCTTAAGACCGTTCATGTTCTTAAAAAAGCCTTCGAGCTTATCTTCGATACCGGCTTTGTCGGGAACACCATTGAGACGCTCCTGAACATACTGATATGTATCTTGGATGCGCTCAATTAGTTCTTCAATTTTTGAGTGAAATTCCTTAGACTCCTTAATCAGTTTCGAAGCGGATAGGAATCTCTTGACGTCGACCTCAATATCAGAGATCGATTCATTGACTTTTTTGAGAGCGTCATTCTCATCAGCAAACATATTCTGAAGAGATTCGACGCTTAGCTCCATCTCGGCGACGGGTTCACCCGAGGTTCCAACCGGGGTGGGAACGGGCCCGCCTCCCATGCTGCTCTTATCGGCTGGCTGCCTGAGAGCATCCAGATCGAGAGTTACTTTTCCTTCTTCATCAGGAGGAGAGATAGAAGCAGAAGAATCCGCGGCTCCTCCGACTAGATCCAACAGGACATCGTCATGAACAGGATTTTCTGCATCGTGGTCTAGACCCTCAAGATCTTCAAAGAGTTGACGCTCGATTAGATCACGAATTCGAGGAAGGACGGCTTCCTCGACAGCTTTCTTCGCGTTATTCTCCGCGACTTCTTTGAGCTTTCGGGCATCCGCCAATGCTTCTTCGTAGAGTGTCTTTGACATGCTTCCTCTATGTTTCGCCTAGGATAATTATTGCCCGTTTCAAAGAATATCGGCTATCAAGCTCCCGGGTGCTTTCCGGGTACTAGCGGATTGGAGTCCTTGGATAGTGACGTCGAACCCATCGTCGAAGCATCCGTCGCCGGATTTCTCAGACCATTGATTCCCTCGACAGCCGTGCTGTTGAGTGTCTTCTTGCCGGCATCATTGTCGACGCCCATATCGACTTGACCATCAGGGCTAACGCCATTGGCGACGCCGGGAGAAGTCAGGTTGGGAGTATAGGCCGTCGAAGGATTGCCTTTGGCGCCGTCCTTGACGATGGCACCGTGTTCATTTACGTAATCAGGAGATCCCGCGTAATTCAGGTTGACGACTCCTCCGGAGGAAGCGAAATGATTGGGATCACCCGCTTGGATACCTCCAGTACCATTCGCCAACAAATACTGGTTGCCTAGCTCGACGATCTTGCCGTGATCAGAGATCTCGACAGGAGGGTTGAAAAGGCTCTTGAGCAAAGCCGTATTCGACTTTCCCTTTTCTGAAGTTGTCCTCTGTTCAGGGACGTACGTCGTATATTTTCCTTGCCCGGGCATCTAATTCACTCCGAGTCCGCGATATTGAGAGCGAGAGCTTTCTTTTCCTCTCGAATCTTCTTGACTCGACGTAGGAGACGTGCTTCCTCGATCTTCAGGGCCTTCATCATATCGACCTTCTTCTCGAGAGTATCGGCATACTCGTCGGCGTCGACTTCTTCCGTATCCTTGGCCGCATCTTCAGGAGTATCCCTTGTATACTTGGCCGCTTCCTCGGCGATGATCCTTCTCAAAACTTTGCTGCTGAGTTTCATAGCGATGACTCCTTGTCGAGCTCCAGATTAAATATGCGCATATGCAAGAATGAATTAAACCTTCTTGGTTCCCGGCATAAAAGCAAGCGCTGCCCACTTACTAGCTGCCTCATCTCCGAACAGTTGTTCAGGGGGAATTGCATCGACGATTTTAGCTGCTCGATCAGCACGGGGATCGACAGTTTGGATCGGCTTGTCGTTAATTCCTTGCTCCATCAAAGTACTTCGTGCCGTATCTTCAAAAATAGACACCATCAACGGATCTCTAGTGGCGGCTGCCAACTCTTTAACGGCACTGGCGACCTGCTGATTAAGACGACCTTGTGAAAGCGGTCGATGAACGGGAGCCGAATAATCAGCCGGAACGGGAGGGACGTATCTCTCCATCATGTGACCAGCCATCGACATATCTCTATTTGTTCCCGGAACGGTGGATGGATGAACAGAAGGAGACATCGGGACTGATGATCCTAGACCTTCAGTCAAAATTTCAATCAGACACTCTTTGACGATCTGCTTCAGAAGCTTCTTGCTAACTTTCATTTTTTCCCTTACTTTTCATTCGTCGATCAAGCGTCGCTCTTTCGATCAAAGTTATTCCGGCAAGATGATCGTATTCGTGTTGAATGACGATTGCCAAATCTCCATCGTATGACTGCCGATGCTCTTGCCCATTAACATCTCTAAAAGTTACTTCTATGGAAGAAAATCTAGAAACATTAAACGTCTGACCGGGAAGAGACAAACAACCCTCTTTCGAAGGTATTCTTTTTCCGATCATCTTGAGCTTGGGATTGACAAGAACAAGCGCATTTTCCCTATCGGTGCCGGGATAGGCGACGACGGCTACTGACATCGACTTTCCTAGCTGCGGCGCAGCCAGGCCTATTCCTCCCTCTGCATACATTTCGCCGATCATCTGATCGACTAGTTGCTTGAGTTCCTCATCAAAAACGGTGATGTCAGAGGTTCTCTTAGAGAGTACTTGATTGGGATATCTGACTATCATCCAACGCCCGGCCACGACCCATTGGTACCTGACACAGATCCAGTCAAAACGGGCGCAAATTTTGCAGGAATAGCTGTCAATCCGGCACAGAATGATATCTGAGCCGCGTTATCGGCACGCAAGTAAAAAACAGTCACTCTTAGATCCAAGGTAACCTGAGCTCCGCCGTCAAGGAGATAGCAATAACCATTTTCGACGCCATTCTTTGTAAATCCAATCCTTAGATGATTACTGGAATTTCCGTGATGGTGAATCGCCAAAAAACGAGTCACATACGGCAACCTAAATTCATATGTCGTATTTGCCACCAAATCGCTAGCGGTAACATACGGCAAAGAAGAAACAAGATACTCAGGGACAGAACCGTAACCCGGTTGAGCCGGCGTGTGAGTCGATGGAGCCGGAGGATTAAGCTCAGCCATTTTGTCTACGTCATAGTAGCCCATTACCTCTTGCCTCCCTTGCTAAAGAGGATATCATTCAAAATGCGATCGACTCTGTCAGATCGATTGAAGATCTTCTTGAGCTCAGCATCGGATATATCTTTGCCTTCGGCTAGCATAAAAGCTCCCGGGGTCGAAGGCTCGGAAACAAAATCCCAACAAATCAGCTGAAAGTCTTCCTCTACGGTGTAGTAATCACCTGTTTTCTTAGTGGAACCCACTCCTCGAGAAGAAATACCAAGCTTGACTCCCGATTCTACGAGAGATTGCAAGACCTTACCTGAAGGAGTGTCCAACAATTCCACCGTTCCATAAACCGTATTTCCTTCGAAATAAGCTTCTCGGACAATGTGAGAAACGTTCTTTAGGTTAATGACGGAACTTTCCGGATGATCACAATTGTGAGTCCAGCAAATTTTCCCGTTAGACTTCATGAGCCACGTACCATTAGGCACAGTCACACAAAAAACGTCTCCTTTAAAATCAAATTGTTCTGCTTGCATAAATCTAAAATCTAATGACATAGATTTCGATGAATGTTGATAAACTATATTCATTGGAGCAGATGATGTAGCTTTGATTATCCTTCCGGGGAATGGCGAAGGTCTATCAAAATCTCTATTATAAGTATGAATGGTGGCTCCACTACCGAGTTTCATCATAATTTCAAATACATCATTTGCCAGCTTAGAAGATGTAGTACAATATTCGTTAATAAGGTTTCCTTTTCTTCCTTTTCTGTGTTTTCCATCTCCAAGTAACATCCATTCAAGCATAATCCCTTGAAGTTCTGAAGACCAAAGTTTGGTATATTTTGGTACGTATTTTTGTCTAGAAGAACCCAAAGGATAAAGATGAGAATGAAGATCAGCATCAATAATCACAAAGTCTCGTGTTAGTCCATCTTTTCTTATTATTTCATTTGACTTCCAGGGAAGCTGAGATAATAAAGATTTTATGGCCAAAACAACATTTTCGTCTTTTTGCGTAATTACGACCGTATGATATTTAGCTCTTTCTGGATTAACAACGCCCGACGCGTGGCCTTCAGAGAGATAAATTCCAAGAAAAGCGGCCCAAACTTTTGAATCTATATCATGTTTTCCGACTCTAATTAACGGTGGATTTTCGCCAATCCAGTTTGCGCCGGCGCGACGCAAATATGAATGAGAAACGTGAGAATCTTTTTTGTTATACGCATCAAAAAGCTGACCCGCTGTCATCTTAACAGGTTCATTGCGCCTATTCCACATCAAAATGTTGTGGTTTTCCGTCAATGTCATATCATACGACGAATGATTTCTAAATCGATACATTTTACCGTCATACGGCAAAACAACTTTTCTAGAAATTCTCTGTAGCTCTATTTCGTTTTTAGAAACATTAAGAGTAAAGATAATTTCGTCCTCTGATATATCTTCTATATTTTTCCAACCGTCCTTTGTCATAATTTGCGTTCCCGGCGGAACGCATTCTCCGAGCGCACGATTTTCGATGATAAACTTCTGATAGTTTCTTACTTCTCTTTCGAGAATGGGTTTCGGATAGATTCTACCGTTTTGATTGAGGGTGTCCGCCTTTTGCAGGATACCCTTCATGATGATCTTTCCGTTATTCCTCTCACGAGATTCTTTAAGCATCTCGGGAGTGTATTCAAACGTCTCGTAGGACGCTAGCAGCTTAGGCCTGGTCATTCTTTTCCTCCGGAGATCGAAGCTCGTTCGCTAGTTTGGCGTAAGACATATATCTCGAAACTGTCTCATCGTCAATCATCGTAATGACTTCGGATTCGATCATCTTTCGAGCCTCTAAAAGTTTTTCAGTAGTGTGTTCAGGAAGCCCGCTGGAATATTTGATCGATTCGATTAGGTCATTCCTAATCTCAGTCAATTTATTTCTGACATTATTTTCCATACCTGTAACGCTATATAACGCGAATTCCCTAACCAGGGATTTCTGTACTTCATCAAGAGCCGATCCGTATTTCTCATTGAGTTTTTTTGTCATAATCTTAAAAACTAGTCGATTGACTCCGGGAGATTCGGATCCCTCATTCAATTGGCCCTGATTTTTCTTTTCGGAACGAAGCCATTCGATTAGCTTCTCCTCGTATTGCACGATCTTGGATAGATCGTACTTTCCTGGATTTCTCCAAGCAGAAAAGAGAATGCCAATGGTAGCGTATGTCTTGTATTCATTGATTGGTTGATCGTAAAAAGATTCATCAGCCACTGTCTTATTGACTTCGTGAATGACAGCCGTCTTTTCCTTCTCAAGCCTAGTTAAATCGATGGCTCGAGCGGCAAGCTTAGCCTCGTTGACAATGGAAACAGCGACAGCATCGTTGCTGACTGTAGTCTTAATCAAGGAGTTGAAGAGTCTAAACTCCCTATAGAGTTCCGTTCCGGGTTTAAAATGCTTCTTGATTATCTTCAACGCGGCGGAGGAGCGTTTGCTATCATTCTCAACGAGAGCACGAGAGATAGTACGAAGCAAAAACTCGTACATCAATCCGACATTCCTCTTCTTGGAATGTTTGTTCGTCTTGCTATTGCTATCGCTCATCACCATCACCTATATCTAGGTCTTCAAAATCGATTTCAAGATCTTCTTCGACGCTTTCGCTAATGAGAACCGATTTCTTTTGATCGGTAATCCCCCATCGACGAGCGACGCCGCGGATGGCATTCAAGGCATCTCGAGACATGACCGGTCTGGGTAAGAAATAATCTTGCTGCTCAATCCCTTCTCCCATGGGATTGCTAACAACACCTTTCATCCAACCTACATCGAACGGATCTTTCATAGAAGGAGAATCGTTGCCTGTCATTCGCTTATAATCAGGCATATGCGTCTTCGAGGCACCGTGAGTTCGGCGGCGGGCCCTATTATAGAGGTGCTTTGATAGCTGGGAATTGGCCTTGACAGGATTCTCACCCGGTTTAAGAGTAATCTTGATAGGTTTATCGTTGGGATCATCGCCTGATGTCAGAAGCTCTATGTTAGGTTCTTTCTCTTCTTCAGGTTCTTCTCCTGCATTCTCTTCTTCAGGTTCTTTTGACGATTCCTCTCCGGGCGCGGTGGGAGCTCCTACTTCTCCGCCCGACGCAGGCTCGCCACCCCCGCCGCCTTCGGGTCCACCGAAGATATCTTCCTCACCTCCGCCTTCTCCTCCTGGAGCACCCGCGAGGCCCATACCACCGCCACTACTTCCTCCACCGCCACCGCCATCGACGACGCCTTCGGCGGCGGCTCCAAGTCGAGCGACTCGGGCAGCATCTTCTTCTAGCTCTTCATCAATCTCTTCGATTTCATCATCGTTGAGCATCAGGATGTTTTTCAAAAGAAATTTTCGAGAAACTAATCCTTCGGGAGCCGTACCGGCAATTTCAAACTTGGCACGATAGACTTCAAGTTTCTGCTGCTGAGCAACCGTCGAAGGATTAGAAAGCCTCAACGTAAAATTGAGAAGATCTTCTCCTTCAAATCCGTGAGCATAAAGATGAATGATCGCCAGCTTATTAAGCTCAGCAATAATGGTCCTCTGGATCATATTAACGCTACGAGAGAATCGAATGTCCTCTTGAGCCAGAGTAGCTTTGCTATTGTGAACTATGACACCTTGATCGATCAAGAAATTATGATGATCGACTTCAATATCATAGACCCAAATAGGATCGTTCAATTTTACTATTTCAATGGAGGTTATTGTGTGATTTCTTTTAACTCCTAATCGTTTATTTCCAAAGACATTAGTCAACCATGAACCGTGGTGAACACCTTGACGCTCGCACGTTTTCTTAAATCCGGTATATGTCAGACCAATAGCAAGATAAAACTGTTTTCTATTTTCACATGTCTGGGCGAGCTTATAAGCTTCCTTCAGATCAACGTCTTTTCTTTTGTATTTTGTATTATTTGCTGCTACAGTATTACGACGTATTCCGTTATCAGAATCCCAAGCTCGCTGAACTCCCGTCTTATGAGCAAAACGATATTCAGATGTTGACATCACTTTACGAAGATTATCACGAGACGAATCTGATAAGAGATTAGCTTTTGCCCCTGCTGAATGATATAAGACATGAGCTTTCTTTCCCATCTTGACTAGATTTTCAGGTGAATTATTCCTTTTATCGCAATCAATATGGTGAATGACGTAATTCTGCTCAATCAATCTCGAAGGATCATCAGGTATTGACACAAAATCTGCAACTAATCGATGGGTATAACACCATTTTCCTGTCGCATTATTCAATACTTTTTCATAACCATTTTGAAAATCACCCTCTTTTTTAGAAGATAACTTACGATAAAGCGGCATCAAGCTTTGTCCGACAATCAATTCGTCTGCTCTCCTATAAAGACCGTCGCGGCAAAGAAATGGATGATTGGCGGTGCATTTAACAACTTCACCATTGTCTAGAGCAATATGATAAAGTTCATAAACTTGTTTGGTCGCCCAAGCTTTTTTGACACGACCCGGTCTAAATTCCCCCGTCGCAGGATCGGCAGAATAAACCCAAATATCTCTAGAAGTTGACCAATCCAGTCCGGACAATTCACTCATTGTCAGTGTTTTTCCTGACAATAGAGGCACTTTTGTGTCCCCCGTAAGGCAACTCAATAATTCATCGTATCCTAAGTATGCTCTGGGAATCTTGAGAGCGGCAAAAAGCTTCTTTTGAATATACGCGACATCCTCGACAGCAGCGGTATTCTGTCCACCAGCCAACGTATCGATCTTGGTTCCCGTATCCGCACCTCGGACAGGGATAAAGAAATCCTCATCGACACTCATCGGATTGTATCGAAGATCGACACGGCCGGCAGATTTATCGACAACCTGATTCGTCCTCAATTGAGCTCGTTGCTGCTCGACATACGTCGGAATGACATCGCTTTCCAGGTTGCCGACGTCGATATAAAAGACTCGTCGTTCCGGAGCTCTGACTACTCGATAGACGAGCATGGCATCCTCAATGAGAATAAGCTGTCTCCAAATCCGTCGAGCGGGTTCAATGATTGAGGATCCATATGGCAAGAAAGTATCATTGCCAAGTAGACGCATATGCGTCACTTCCCAATTTTCTAACTCTCGATTGGCCAGTCCTGCCCAGCGGAATTTGACCGCCATCGGATCCGTTTTATCAAATCCCTCGATTCTTTCAATCTCATTGACAGGGATGGGAATAGCGTTCAGAACACCATGGTCCGGATGCACGTCATTATAAAGAAAGAAATCACCAAACTTGCAAAGACTTCGAGTCCATGGACGCATATTGAACTCGATATTGAGAGTATCATAGAATAGATCTTCTAGGATCTGCTTAATCCTCGTATTGTCAGAGTAGATATGAAGAGTTCGTCCCTTCTCGTCTTGGGCACACGTTTCATCAGCGTATATGTCTAATGCTGACGAAATCTCAGGAGTCTGTTCCATCTCCTGGAAGTCGTTATACCTCATCAATCTTTCGGCAAGATTATAGGCATTGGCCGTAATCGCCGTATACATCGGTGAAACTGACTTTTGAAAGAGAGCAACCGCTGACGATTTCACCTGATCGGGCATTGCTACTCGCGTATCGAAAGCACGGACCTTTCGTTTGACTACGGGTCCCGATCGAAAAAGCCTTGTGAGGCGCTTGAATAGGTTGTCTCTGTTTTTCCTGGCCATTCGAACCTCTGAGCTATTTGAGCTCTGAGCTAGATTCTACTACGTTCTCAGGGCGTGCCTTTTGGCTTTTTGATAGTCAGCACCTTGGGTGACGGTCTGTCAACATAAGACGTAGGATTTTGAATCATGTCCTCAAGGCTCTTCCTCAAAGAGGAGAGCAAAGTATTGACGCCTGTCATCTGGGCGGCGGTCGGCTCAGAAGCATTGAACTTGTCAATAGCATGAAGCAAACTCGAAGCCGAATTGACGACACTCTTGATGCTCTGGTGGTCAAGGTTCTCCTGTATGAGCTCGAGCTCTTCCCTGACTACTTTTCGAAGTTCTTCGAGAGAAATCTTCATGAGATTAAATATTGCTCACTTTCCCAACAACCAACGAAGATCAACTCCGCCTTGATTGAATGCTGCATGATTTAGTTGGCGTTGTCTGACGGGCACTGCAACGGGCCCTCCGATTATCGGAACCTGGGGTGTGATATCGACGACATTCCTTCTAGATACGACTATACTACGAGCCATCAAATCATTTATGTCGGTCGTTGTCTGCGTTCCAAAAAGGGTATTAAGAAGCCAGGCTCCGATAGCAACTGACATGACAAGGTCATCATTATATCCCTTAAGGGCGGACGCTTTGGATCCGTTCCACACGTAAGTCTGAAACTCATCCACCAATCGCTGAGAATACGATTTCAAAATCTGATTTCTTATTAGCTCTTCAAGCTTTGACAAAGCTTGAATCTTAGAGTTGCTCTGGGTGTCGAAGCCCGGCTTGTCTGTATCGGTCGGCACATAGTTTTCGTTATAACGAGCGGCTTTGTAATAGAACTTCGTATATTTCAGATCTCTCATCTTGGCCCACGTCATAAATCCATACGAGTTATACTCGGGACACACGAGAGCCTTATTGTATTTCGTCGCCCATTCGACCATGATGACTCCCAGGTCATCGGGAGCTATCTTACCCTTGTATTCAGCGACGATCGTATACGTTGTCGTATCGATAATGTGAAAGGCAGAATAATCGGCCGCGTTACCACGAGATACGTCGGCAGACATAATGTATTTTCGGCCCGGGTGTGGATGTTCCCAGATCCAAACGCGGCGGCCGGTACCTTCTTTGGCAATTGGGTTTTTGACCAAAGATTTAAGCCAATCCATTTGCTGGACTTGCAGAAAGGTATCTCCTGAAGATATGAAGTCGCACATGTACTCTTGAGCGATCTTTTTTTGATCTCCAGCAAACTGTTTGCTATCCTCTTTGAACCATTCCTCATCATGTTCAGGATGCACGTGCCATGGCAAATTGATCGGATTGAAATTGTTGACACCGGCTATAGCTTCGGAGTAGATCTTATGATAGGTACCTCCAACGCCTTTTGGGGTAGAAATCAAAATAGCCGATCCACCGGTCGAGAGGGTAGGATACAGACCTGCCCAGATTTCATCAAAATATCTAACGTGAGCTGCTTCATCGACAATAAGCAACGAGAGAGCTTCGGATCGACCAGCATCTTCCGACGTCGGGATAGCCTTGATTTCTGATCCATTGGAGAAAACGACGCTCTGCTGCGTATCACGAAACTCGGTAAGCATCAGCCACGGCGGTAAGCTATTAAGCATGAACTTCACCTTTTTGATGAAGTTGACAGCAGTTGGCAGCTTGGTGGCGATGACAAGAATATTCTTGTCCTTATGGAAAATCGCTAGCCACAAAGCAAAACTGGCAGTGACGGTCGAAAGACCCAACTGCCGAGATTTGACAACGATATTGAAACGATGCTTGACGAAGTCTCGGACGCAATTGTCCTGGAAATCGTAGGTCTCGAAAGGTATCGTTCCTCTTTTGGGATGTTGGATCTTGACATACTTCTTGATGAAGTAAATGGGATCCTTGCCACACTTAAGGATTTCTTGGATCTTCTCTTGCTGCTGCATCAGGCCACGTCG